TGAAGATACAGCTAGGGAGAGGAAAAGTATTGACTTGAAATTGTTTCAACTTGCAGTATGTGTAGCTGCAAGACTTGGAATGAACCATTCAAAAGGAATAAAACTTACAAAGACACAAGTCAGGGTAATGATTGCCAATACTCTTAATCGTGATGATGAGTTTGTTGGGTTGAGGGAATCGGCAGAGGCTGAGTCCAAAGCTTTTGCTAAACGTGTACGGGATGGGTTGCCTAGCGAGATGGTAAACACCAGTGGAGCGCCCAAACAACCGTGTGGGTCTGATCCCCAAAACATCTAATTTGTCGCTAACGTAGACGTCGCGATCAGACTGTAATCGCAAATCTTTTTCAGAAAACCTCCCTCCCCTGCATCAGGGGAGGGAGGTTTTCTATTAAGCGGCCCAGAGCAGCCAATAGACTATTTCGCCTACCCCCAAATATAACGTGATCTCACTGCAAACAATCTAGTGCTAGCACGTCAACCTTTACCAAATGGAGGGACATATGTCTTCCCAAAAGCTCACCACCAAAGAAGCTGCTGCTTATCTCCGCCTTCAGCCTTGTACACTTGAGGCCTGGCGGTGCCACGGGCGCGGACCCAAGTTCCAAAAAATTGGAGGACGGAGGGTCTTGTACGATTTTGCCGATCTCATTGAATTTGCACGTGATTGTACCGTATTGACTTCGGACACCTGCCCCAGCCTTGCGAAATCCGCAATGGCCTCCAACTCTGGTCGCGGGGGCGGATCAAAGTGAAGCAGAATCGCGCTAAATCCAAGAAGGTCAAGATACCCACGTCCACCATTCCGGCCCTTTCACCTTCGGAACCCCAC